TCTAAAAGCTTCTTGAGAAATACTTTTTGGTATTGCTGATGGAGTTCTAATCTCCTCAATTTTCTCTTTTAGCCATTTCATTGATTCTCTTGATAATGCTTGAGCATCAAGTTGTGACCTTTGTTGAGCCAGTTCTGTAAGTTTTGATTGATATGCCATTTAATTATTTAGTTGATTCCTAGGTCGCTTTCTGTGAGAACTCTAAACTCCCAACCACGATCCAAGCAATATTCATTAGCATATTTCCATTTGGCTTGATTGACAGCATAAGTTGTTACCTCATTAATATATTGTTTGGTGATTCGTTTACGAAGTTCTGGCGGTAATGTTTGTTTTTTAGGTTTCACCTCAAGCATCATTGTTTTGAGTTTACCATCTTTTGTTCTTACTTTAACAATAAAATCAGGAAAATAACGATGTCTTTTGTTATCAACAGGAGATATATAAGGAACAATCAATTCTTCACTGGCCCAACTTAAAATGTCATTATTATTGTCGAGCCAAGTCATAACTCGGGCTTCCCAGCTCGAGCGATAAACTATATTAGTCGGGTCACCAATATATTTTTGTGGATTACGAGGTTTAAATAGTCCAGAATATGCCATAAATAACTATATATTCACTTATTAAGAGAGTACCATGGGATTCACAGTTCTACCCACAAATATTGGTGGTGTAAGTCTAAATTCATTAGCTAGCCCTTTAGCCAGCCTTATCGGCGGCACACCTTCTGCTCAAATTATGAATTTTCCATCAGATTTGGGTTCAAATCCAGCAATGTGTCATGCTGTAACATTTCAAGCATATGATTATAAAACTGGTTTAGGAAATTCAATAAATTCACTACTTTCGGGCGCATCGCTACAAAATTTTATAACAAGCTCAACCGGCGCACTTACCGCTACCGGTACAGCAATTGCAGGAGCAGCAAATCAAGTTGCTTCTGGAAACTTTTCTGGAGCTTTAGGAACAGTTGGTAATTTGTTGAATGGTGCGGCTAATTCCGGCGTAGGACAATTAGCTATTAATTCAATTACGGCTAGCGCATACACTCCACTTACAAAAGGAACTCCTTTAGCAACAATATCTTTGTTTATGCCAGAAACAATGAATATAAATTATAGTGCGGAATGGGGTGAAGTTAGTCTTACAAAAGAATTAGGTTTGGCCGGTAAATTAGGAAATGCTTATGCTGACATGAAAGCTGGACAAGGATTACAAGACGTAGCAACTCCTTATGCAACTTTTTATGGCTCTCAAGCTGCAGGAAATTTACTTGGAGCTTCTGGTGCAGCTGGTTTAGTTAGTCAATCTTTGGGTATTGCAATGGAAAACCCTCAGACACAATTATTATATAAAGGTACGGATTTAAGAAAATTTCAGTTAGTTTTTATTCTTACACCAAAAACAGCTGCAGAAGCAGTAACAGTCAAAAATGTTTGCGATTCATTTGCTTATTTTTCTTTGCCTGGTTTATCCGGTGCTCAAGGCGGCTCTGCAGGGCAATTTTTCACACCACCTCAAGTATTTTCAGTTCAATTTCAATTTTTAGGCGGTAGTAATATAGGTTCACAAATATCTAATGCTATTTCTTCTGCGTTAAATACTAGCGGTTTAAATGTTTTAACTAATGCAAATGGAGGATCTACTCCTATTTCTTCAGGAACACCATCAAAAACATTTACTGTTAATGATTGTGTATTGGAAAACGTTAATATAGATTATGCACCGAACGGTTGGGCAACATACAACGATGGTTATCCGGTACAAACAATATTAAGTTTAGATTTTAAAGAAACAACAGTATACACCAAAAATCAAATGGCTCAAACTGCGGTTGCTCAAAACTATAATAAACAACAGCAAATAAATCAATTTGGTTCAGCTGGTGCACAAGCACTACAAGATGCTTCAACTCCTATGGCTGGCGGTAATGGCACTTGGTCAATCTAAGGAAACTTAATGAGATATTTTAATTCTTTACCTCTACTTCTTACAACAGATTATAGAAATAACACTTATGCTTTAAGAAATATATTAGTTCGTACAGAATTAATCCCTCAGCTTGCTAAAAATCCTTTATTGACATATCAATATGATATTCAAGAAGGCGACACGCCAGAGATTATTGCAAACAAATATTATGGCGATCCTTTCCGTTTTTGGATTACATTATATAGCAATCCGCAAATTGTTGATCCTCAAGGAGATTGGCCGCTAACATCTCAACAATTTATTTTATTTTTAAATGACAAATATTCCGCTGCAGCCAATGCAAACAACCAAGCCGTCTTAGCATACACTCAAACGGCCATTCACCACTATGAAAAAGTAATAACAACAGTAGATAATTCAACACAAACAACTGTTATTAAAAATGTTATAATAGACCAAAACACATATAATTCTATTGTCCCATATACATCAACAAACACTTTTGCAGATGGAAGTTCTGCAACTATATCAGTATCAAAAAATATAATTTCAATATATCAGTATGAATATCTTGAAAACGAAAATAAAAGAAATATTAATTTAATTAATGCTTCTTATGCCAGCCAAATGGAAAATCAATATCAAGCATTAGTGAAAGCATAACATGGCAACAAATGGTACAAGTACTGGTACACAGTATCCTCGTAACCCCACAGATTATAATCTAAAGCAATTAAGTTTGTTAACCTCAATGACGGGACAAAATGCCGTTGTTGATTTGATGCCATTCATGGTTGAAATTGATTTGTATGAGGACATTTATAGTGCAACTATTTCGGGTGAAGTTGTTTTACAAGATTCTTTAGGTTTAATCTCTAATTATCTTTTAAATGGTACTGAATTTATTCAAATACAATTGCAAAAAACTTCACAAGATAATGTTTTTATTTCTAGAAATTATCGAGTTTATAAAATTTCAAAAAGGGAAATATCTGATAGTAACCAATATGAAGTATATGTTTTAAATTTTTGTTCTGAAGAATTTTTACTTTCAGAACAATATCGTATTTCTAAATCGGCTAGAGGTAAACAAATATCAGATATCATTACTGATATAATGAATACTTATGTTTTGGCAGGTAAAGGAAATAAAAAACTTTACATCGATTCAACAAAAGGCGTTTACGATTTTGTTTTACCTAATAAAAAAATATTTGAAACAATCAATTGGTTATCAACATATGCACAACCATTTGATTCAAAATCTGAAGGTGCAGATATGTTGTTTTACGAAAATAGTACAGGATATCATTTTCATTCATTACAAACTTTATATCAATTACCTTCTTATCAAACATACAAATTTGATCCTAAAAATATTTTAGAAAGTGCAGGCAAAGTAGATATTTCTCAGCAATTAACAAATGCAACCGATTTTGAAGTGTTGGATTTTTTTGATACTCTTGGAGGTATATCCAATGGAACCTTTGGAAATAAAGTAATTGTTATTGATCCACTATTAAGAAGGTATGATGCAACGTCAACCGTTTTTAATTATAATAAGTATTCTGGAGTAAAATTAAACAGTTCTCCACTAACCAACGGATATCAAAACAGACTAAACGGTACAATGTATGATACCCCGCCAACAACTGTTCCTGGTTTAGAAATGGGAGCTTTAAGGATGGCAACATCAAATAAAGATGAAAAAAAGAATGCGTATGTTTCACAAAAACCAGATTCTGTTGCTAATGATATTATGATTGAAAAATATTTGCCAAATAGAGTAGCGCAGTTAGCATTGGCAAATTATATGAGAATTAAAGTTACTATTCCTGGTGATGCTTCATTGGTAGCTGGTTCAGTTGTAAATTTTAATACTTATGGAATAAATCCTGTAACATTTTCACAAACAGGAACTAGAACTCCTGATCCATTGTATTCAGGTAAATATCTAGTGACAGCAGTGAGGCATATTGTAAAAAATAACGGATATATAACGGTTATGGAAATGTGTAAGGATAGTGTTGCAACATCTTATTCAACTAATAATTCTGGTTTACAACAAGCAATTAATGGTGTACAAATATAATGAATCGTAATAATTTTCTTGGACTAAGTGGTTTTATTTGGTGGGTTGGTGCGATTGAAACCAGAGTGGATCCTTTAGGCATTGGTCGTTGCCAAGTGCGTATTTTTGGTTGGCACACCGATGACAAGAGTGCTTTGCCGACAAGTGATTTGCCATGGGCCCATCCAATGTTACCAATAAATAATTCAAAATCATTTCAAGTTCCAAGAATAGGCGATTGGGTTGTAGGTTTTTTCATGGACGGAGAATCAGGACAAATGCCAATCATGATGGGTGTTTTACCAGGAATTAAACAATGAGCCAAAATTTACTCGACTTGCACACGTTAGCCGCAGAAGTACAAATTCACCAAGCACATTTGGTTGGCGGACTAATTACTGAACAAGAATATAAACAAAAAATTGAACCGTATAAATCTCATACAGATATTGTAACGGAACCTCATCATGCAGATAGGGATCCTCATTATCGTGAAATATTAGATGGTGCAATTCGTTTAGCTAATACTATTAAAGGTTAAAAATGACCGGTACTATTTCTTATCCACCAAATCTCGCTAGTTTTGTAAATGGCGTAGAAACTAATCCTCCAAAGCCAAAAAATAGTGGTGATGGTCAATCCGCTGGCGCACCAACTACACCTACCACTTCCAGAGGAATTGTTTCCAATACTACAATCGACCAAATGAATAATGCTTTAGCTCATGCTTGCGATTTTGCTCAAGACATAAAGAAAAGTATAGGATTAAAGAAATTTATTAAATCAATTGC